GTAATATATCGAAGTCGCCGGGAGACAGGCGAACAAAACAAAATATCCGGGTGTGGCGAAGTTTGGTATCGCGCTTGAATGGGGTTCAAGAGGCCTCGAGTTCGAATCTCGACACTCGGACCAAAAGTTCCGATTTTCTATCTTGGTTGGTAGAAAGTCGGAACTTTTTTGTTATATGATTTTTTGTATCGTGGCGTAAAAAATCAGTCTATTACCAATCTATTACCAATGTCAAATTGCGTCCGTAATGCGGCGCAGGCTTTCGATATCAACGTCTTGATAGTGCCGGAGCATCTCGGTGCTGGTATGACCAATTAGTGCCAGTTTATCTTTATCTGGTGCCTGGACGTTCTTCATCAGAGTAGAGAAAGTGTGGCGGCAACTGTGAGGCGTGTATTTTCTACGTTTGACCCCGTTAACCTCTGTAATGGGATTGTCAATTCCGGAGGCTTCCAAGGCCTCGTAGAACTTGCTGCGGTATTCTTCGTTGCTCATCCGGCTTCCGTTTTCTGCGCAGAAGACAGGGCCGGATATTTTGTTATTTGTGAGACGGTCAATAATAGGCTGAATCTTCGGGGAAACTGTGACGATTCTGTTTTTTCCGGCTTCGGTTTTGGCACCTCCCGTGAAAGTCTTGCGCTTGCGGTCATAACTGGCGGCATCCAGATCCAGAAGCTCGGAGGGGCGGAAGCCCAGATAACACTGTGCTACAATGTAATCTGCATAGGGAACTATATCCGTGTGTTCTTTTAGCTTCTCTAAAGCTTCGATTGGGAGGCCTTCCTTGCCGATACCGGCGGAACCGTTCACCACCAGATACTGCCCCATATTCAGTGTAGCCATATTCCGGGGGATGGCGTATTTGTAGAGCAGTCCGCAGACGGCTTTCATGTTCTCCTGCGTTCGCTTGCCGTTTACATCATCCATGCATTCCTGAAGATCGTCTACAGTGATATCCCGCATGGCTTCGTTCCAGACAGGGGAGAAGTGCTTCATGGCTGCTCGGTAACAATCCATGGTTGATTTGGTTTTTTTGTGAGTAGGTTCCCATTTGTCATAGAGCTGCTTGAACGTGATGCTTTTCTGCTTCTCCAGTTTTGTCTGCTGATTCAGATAGGGGAGGTATTCGATTGCTTCTTTTTTTGTACGGAAACCGGATTTGGATACGGTGATCCGGTGAGATTTACCGTGTTCGTCGATTTCCCGTCGCAGGATACGGACGGCGATCCAGGAGCCGTTGGGGAGCTTGTACACGCTTCCGGTTCCGTTACCTCGGGATTTCGGCTTCCGGGAAATATCCTGCTTTGCTCCGCAGGCCGGGCAGAACTTGGCCAGTTCCGGAAGAGTGGAGCGGCATTTCCTACATTTTTCCATTTTTACCTTGCCTTTCCGGGGCGGGTCTGATATTATAAATAGGCAGACTGCCCCTATAGTGATGTGTAGAGTGGTTTTCTGTATTGCCTATGGATGTTGGTAGCATCCTTTGGCGCTCTGACCGCTTCGGTGTTGGTAGCACCGGGGCGGTTTTTTGTTATTCCATATCAATGCCGGGGACAGGTCGCATCCCTGCTATTTGGTCTCGCATAAGGTATGCGATATAGTAATAGTGGGAAGCGATTTGGCATATCTCGTTATGATAGTTATCAAGAATATATTGGGGATATTGCTCAAAATAAAAAGTTCCGTATCGAGATTCATATTTTGCGGGATATTCGCGCAAAAACTGATTTTTAAGATTCTCTAGTTCGTCAATTAGCTTTCTGTTGTTTGAAAACATGATCATAAGAGATAGTTCAGAAAGCGAACCACGGCGATTAACACAGATTTTTTCCGTATGCTTTGGCAACGCTTGTTCAATTAGCTTTTTGCATTGATTCTCAAAATCATGTGCAATTATGTGGAATCGGTCTTGTTCTGTCAATATCCATTGATATCTTTCTGATTTTTCTTTCAGCTTACGCTCGAACCAATACCAAAGAAAGAATATCGCGATGAATAAAATGAGAGATAGCGCTTCCATTGTGCTAAAAGCACCCTCCTTTTATGGTTGAGATAACTGCAATAGACGGTATTCTGCCAATTCGACACTGACCCCCATGAAATCAGCGGCCAGTTGGACGGGGTAATCCAGGAAGAACCGGAGATCCTCGTCATCAAACAGCAGATCTACAGCGAAGCGGTTAGCCTCCACCTCATATCGGTTTACCGGGAAGTGGGTGTGGGCATCCATGAATATTCGGTTATAGCCCCGGTGCAGCAGAGCATGGCCCAGTTCGTGGGCACAAACAAACCGCGCATCGGCTTCACTCAGATCGTCGGCAATGTAGATGATTCTGCACCGCTTCACATACTGATAGAAGCCGCGAATGCCCTTAAGAGGGATCCGCACCACGGAAAAACCCATTGCATCGGCAATGCGGAAAGGGTCGCGGGTCCCATATTTGCGCACCAAGGATTTGGCTGTGCGCGTATTGCTCATAGTCAGTCCTTTCTGTACTTCTTAGGTGTGAAACGTTCCTTGTTTTTAACTTTTGCGATCTCAAGACCCATCTGGAGGGCGTTGCGGATGCTCGCCTTGGCTTCATCACTGATGGGATCACCGTCGAACATCAAGTCATCGCCAGCATCCAACTGCGCCATCATCAATTCCAAATCTCGTGCAATATCGCGCCTGTCCTTCTCTCTGAGGACGGGCGTTTCTTTTTGCTCATTATTGCCCAATAGATAATCCGTGGTAACACCGAAGTATTCAGATATTTTTTGTAACGCACCGCCCCTTGGCGTGCTTCCGTTATTTTTCCACATACTTACATTCGAACGGTTTATACCGCAGTCCTCAGCAGCGCGACTCGGTTTTACACCCTTCTGCTCGCATAAATGTATAAATCTGTCGTAAAAAGACACAGAATCACCCCTAAAATTTTGTTCATGTACACAAACATTTATGAAGTTGAACAAAAGGGCTTGAAAAGTATATAAAGTTGAACTATAATGCATACGTGTTCAAGATTACAAACAAAACGGGCACAGCACTTCTTGAAATGTTTGTGAAGTTGTTATTTGGCGATTTCATCTTATCACGAATGTTTAAGAAATGCAACAAAATATTTAGATAGGGGTGAAATTTGTATGCTTGCACAATGGATCGGAGACTTGGTAGGTAAGATGCACAAGTGGAAGATCTCGAAGAAACGCTTAGCGGAACATCTGGGGGTGACTCCTGAGTATGTCAGTATGGTGCTGAACGGTCACCGTGAGCCTACCAACGCAGAGGAAAAGTTCTGTAAGGCAGTGGATGAGCTGGTAGCCGAAATGGAGGTGAGCGCATGATGGATCGTTGGGCGAAAGTTTTTGATGTAGCACTGCTCCTGCTACATTTTGCTTCGATACTGTTAGAGCGGAAGAAGGCGAAGGATTTCCAGAAGCACCTTAATGAGACTGATGATGTTCCGCAGGAACTTAAAAATGCTGCCGGAATTTATACGTCCTTTCTTGGATATCTCAGTTTTGCACTGCTGGCTATCCATACTGCTGTGATTTAAGGTAGCTTCATCCAGCGCGGCTACCCCTCTGCCAGTGAGACGAATCCAACACCGAGGCGGGCGATCTCTCCACCATGTTTTCTCAATCATGCCAGCAGAAAGAAACGCATGCAGGATTGCATGAGTCTCGTTAATTCTGGTTTGGGGATTGAAGGCGTTTAGGATATCGCCCCAGCGCACGGGATGGTTTTTGCGGATATGGTTCAGTATTTCATATTCGTGATTTGTCATTACGATCACTCCTTTCGCGGACATCATAACAGGTGTAGCGAAAGGATCTCTATCCCTGACGTTTAAGAAAATAACACATATTAAGTCCTATAAACCGGACGGAAAGGATTGGCAATGCCCAAAGACATTTTAACCGATGACGAGGTGGAGCGAGAAATCGCCCGCTTGCTGGATTCACCCTATGTGAAACTGGCGAAACAGGAGGAGCGTATCCGCTACCGCCGAAGGCAGTACCTGTACAATCTCCGTGCTATGGAAAAGAAAGGCCGGAAGCTGGAAGAAGCGGGTCTCACACTGGAGATGCTGGAAGCCGGATATTATGGCGAGGATGAGTAAGAGGTACATGGCAATGAAAACCTTTACTTTGCCGGAGCTCACCCAAAAAGCTGACCGTGAGTTCTTTACAGCAGACGAGATTTGCGGTGTCCTGGGTATGGACCCGCAGACAATTCGGGACACGGCACGACAGCGGCCGGAACTGTTGGGATTCCCAACAGTTATTACCGGATGCCGTGTCCGCATCCCCAGAATCCCGTTCCTGAGATTCATGGGGGTCAATATTTAAGGAGGAAGATGCAGCATGAGCAATGAAATCACCCGCGAAAACGTACAGGCGGCCTTAGATCGCAATGCCGCCAATCTGAAGGAGGCCGCCATGGAAGCTCAAGAGCAGCAGCTCCGGCGGACCATCAACAGCAATCACGCAGCCCGTACTATGAGTGAGGCCCAGCGGCAGGAAGCAAAGGCAGAGGCCATCCGGCAGCGTGATAGAGAGCGGAGAGCAGCTAAACAGGCTGAAGCAATCCAGGAAATGAAAGCGGACAAGGCTGTCCGGTTCTACGCCCTGGTCTGCCTGGTGATCCTGCTGGCAGCGGCCACGACCAAGCTTCCCCTGTGGGCAGCCGCAACCCTGGCCCTGGGGCTTATGGCAGTCCTGGCGGCGTATATTTACCGGGTGTTCGTACCGTGGGAGGGCTGACGATGAAGAAGAAACCTGAGGCAATCGTTGCCCTTCTGAAGGACCACGGCATCCGCTGCCCCTCCCTGTGGGAGATCGTCAGCGAGAACGGAAATTTTCTGCACGTCAAAAACTGGTTCACCGGTGAAAACCGGGTTATCAGAAAATAAGTACATAGAAAGAAAGGAATCTGTATGAAAAAGTACGAATTCACCGGAGAGGTGAAAGTTGCGTTGGGCAGCACCCTGCACCGCATCCGGGCAGTTGTCGCTTTCGGGAATGTTGAGGTCGGCGACATCGGCGGTTGGATCGAAAAAGAAGAAAACCTTGCTCATGATGGCAATGCCTGGGTCTGGGGCAATGCCGAGGTCTGGGGCAATGCCAAGGTCTGTGGCGATGCCGAGGTCTGTGGCAATGCCAAGGTCTGTGGCAATGCCGATGTCTGGGGCAATGCCAAGGTCTGTGGCGATGCCAAGGTCTGGGGCAATGCCTGGGTCTGTGGCGATGCCGAGGTCTGTGGCAATGCCAAGGTCTGTGGCAATGCCGAGGTCTGGGGCAATGCCAAGGTCTGTGGCGATGCCAAGGTCTGGGGCAATGCCGAGGTCTGTGGCAATGCCGAGGTCTGGGGCAATGCCAAGGTCTGTGGCGATGCCAAGGTCTGTGGCAATGCCGAGGTCTGGGGCAATGCCGAGGTCTGGGGTGCAAGCCATTATCTTGTTGTTGGCCCTATGGGCAGTCGCGGCGGTTTTACCACTTTCTTCCGCGCGAAGAATTTAGAAATTTTCGTGAGCTGTGGATGCTTTCATGGCAATATCGAAGCCTTTGCAGAGAAGGTCAAGGAAACCCACGGCGACAATGAACACGCAAAGCGGTATATGGCGGCTATCGAGTTCGCCAAGGCCTGCATCGATCTTACGCCCGAGGCGGAATAAGAAAAGCCGCCTCCCGGTGTGCGAGACCGGAAAGGCGGCATAGGTAATACAACCAGTGATAGTTTATCACAGAAAGGGAAACTTTTCAATGACAGAAATCAAAATCAAGCGGCTCAGCCTTGAAAATTTCAAGTGCCACGGGAGCCTTACGCTAGATCTGATGGGCGGAAATGCTGCCATCTATGGAGACAATGCCACCGGCAAGACCAGCATATATGATGCCCTGACCTGGCTGTTGTTTGGTAAGGATAGTCTGGGTAACGGCGAGAAGAACATTGAGATCAAGCCCCTGGACGACAGCGGCGAGGTTCGGGATCATCTGGCAGTTACGGCGGTGGAAGCGATGCTTCTGGTAAATGGAGAGGAAGTAGCTCTGCGCCGAACCTATAAGGAAATCTGGTCTACCCGCCGGGGCAGCAGTGAGGCCGTTTTCGATGGTAACACCTCTGAATACTATGTGGACGGCGTTCCTTGCAAGAAGAATGCGTTCCAGAATAGGGTGGGGGAGCTGGTAAGCGAAGAAACCTTCCGGATGCTGACATCCGTGTCCTACTTTGCTAAGGATATCCCCTGGCAGGAGCGACGCGCGGTACTGTTCGACGTGGCTGGCGTACAGGATGACACACAGATTCTGGCGACGGATGCCCGGTTTGAACCTCTGGTGGAGGGGATGGGCAAACTGACACTTGAAGGCTACAAGAAGAAGCTGCTTAGCGAGCGCAAGGGTTTCCAGGGCGCAAAGACAGAAGTGCCCGCCCGGATCAGTGAATGCCAGAAGACGATCGATGATACCCGAAATCTGGACTTTGCGGGTGCTCGAGAGGAAGCTGACCGTCTTCGCGCAGAGCAAGACCGTATCAACGCAGAGATCCTCAGCATCGAACATGACAGTGCTGCGGACAAGAAACGGTTGGAAATCCGGGAAGCCCAACTGGAATTGGACAAACTGGACAGTGAAAACAACGCCTATCGGGCCAGCCAGGCCACCGGTGGTATGATCCTGGGAGATCTGAAACGGGACCTTGCTTACTTAAATTCCAGACTGTGTAACCGGGAAATGCTGCTGACTGCGGCTGAAAAATCCCTGGCCGAAGCAACAGAAAAGATTGACGATTCGCGGAAGCGGTGGATCAGCGTGAACAGTGAGGTTTTCCGCTCCGGCAATTGTCCCACCTGCGGTCAGAAGCTCCCTCCGGATCAGCTGAAAAAGGCCATGGATGCTTTTGAAAACTATAAGGCGAAGCGTCTGCGGGAGATCGAGAATACTGCCAGTGCCCTGAAGAACACCCAGGAGCAGGCAGAGAACCGCTGCACGGAGCTGCGGGAGGATATCGCAGGACTGAGGGAGCAGATCCGGAAGAAGGAGGGTGACATCCAGACGGCGGAGGCCATTGACCTCGATCCTGTTGATCTGGATGGTTACGCGGAGCAGCGGGAACTGCTTCGGAAGCGTGTGAATGATCTGAACGGCGAGTTTTATGATGTCCTCCAGAAAAAATCCTCCGTGAAGGAGAAACTGCGGATGGAGCTGTCTGACGTAACCGCAAAGCTGAAGGCACAGATGGAAATCCTGAGCAAGGAATCTCTTGTGGGTTACGCTCAGAATCGCATCGAGGGCCTGCGGGAGGACGCAAGAAACGCAGCGGAGGCTCTGGATGCCATTGACAAGATGCTGTTCCTGATGGATGAATACAGCCGCTACAAGACCCGATTTGTAGAGGAGAGTATCAACAGTCTGTTCCGCATCGCACGGTTCCGGCTTTTCCGGGAGCAGGCCAACGGCGGCGTGGAGGACCGGTGCGACGTGGTGCTGGATGGCGTTCCCTATATCAACGTGAATAACGGTGCCCGGATCAATGTGGGTATCGACATCATCAATACCTTAAGCAATGCCTACGGCGTGCGGGTACCGCTGTTCGTGGACAACGCAGAGGGTGTGACCCGGCTGGAAGAATCTCAGACGCAGATCATCCGGCTGGTGGTATCTGAACAGGATAAGGAGCTGAGAGTGCAGTATGAAACTGAAAAATAACAGTAAGCCGCCCAGAACGCCGATTAAAGGCGGCACCTATTATGGCGTTTGCGTCCATGCAATTGATATCGGCGAACAGAAGGATACCTTTAAGCCGAACGGTGGTTATGCAGCGAAGTTTGTCTGGACATTTGAATTGTGCAGGCTGGAAAACTTCAAGATGGTCCCTGTGATGTATGAGGAAGACGGCATATCGAAGCCTTACGATATTTCTGTGACGCTGAATTCCTCTCAGCATCTGAACTCCAATGTTGCAAAGCATTTGCAGTCATGGCTGGACGAAGAAACAATCGATGAGGAGTACATGAAGAACTTTGACACCAATCAGGTGGTGGGCATGACGGCTATGCTGAAGGTCAAATTGAAGGACAACGGCTACAACGACATTACTGCTATTAACCCGCTGCCTGAGGGATTTCCTGAGCCTGTGGCGAGCCTTCCTCTTATTCGATTTGATATGGAACCGTGGGATGAATCCGCTTTTGAAGGGCTGCCCAACTGGGCACAGTCCCGCATCAAGAAGTCCTTGCAGTATCAGAAGCTTTATGCACCGGTTAAGGATGTGGCCATCAATCCGCCGCAGCAGACAACAGGAGGAGCGCCCTTTTGAAATTTCATTCCCTGGCATCGTCTTCCCATGGCAATGCCTACATCGTAAGTGACACTCAGACCCGCATTCTTTTGGAGTGCGGGGTGTCACATAAAAAATTGCAGCAGCTGTGTGGATTCAAAACCACGGTGTTTGATGCCTGCATCATCAGCCACGAGCACAAGGACCACAGCGGCTGCGTGGATAAGCTTCTGTCCTCTGGCACCACGGTCTACATGAGCCAGGGCACTGCAGAGGCGCTGGGGCTGCCGGAGAGCTTGCTGGAACTTGCACAGGAAATGGAGAGCGGCCAGCGGTTCACTGTGGGCACCATCGATGTGCTGCCCTTCACCACCATGCACGATGCAAAAGAACCGCTTGGATTCGTGATGCAGTCCAGGGTGGATGGCGATATTCTGGCCTATGCCATTGATACCGTAAACGTGCCTTACAATTTCCCTGGCGTGAATCTTCTGGCAGTGGAAGCCAACTTCGACCAGGCGATTTTGGATCGCTGTGAGCGGATGCCGGAGAAGGTTCGTCACCGGATCGCCAATACCCACATGGAGATCGACATGCTCTGCAAGTGCCTGCGGCGGATGGATCTGAGCCGCTGCCGAGAACTTTACTTACTTCATTTATCGGATGCCACAAGCCACGAAGGGCACTTCATCAATAAGGTTTCGCGGGCGGTTCCTACTGGAATTAAGGTCAGAGCGTGCCCAAAAGAGACCAGTTCGGGTAAGGATTGAGGTGAGATCGCAGTGGGAAGACGATGCTTTAGTGACAAGATCGTGGAGAGTGATGCGTTCTGTTCGCTGCCTGATAATGCGCAGACACTGTATCTCCATTTGAATATGAACGCCGACGATGATGGCTTCATCAACAATGCCCAGAGCGTTGCATTCAAGACAAAGGGCGGGAAAGCAGCCTTGCAGAAACTGGTAGAAAAGCGATTCCTGCTGCGGTTTGGAGACGTATATGTGGTAAAACACTGGCGAATTTCCAACAGCTTGAAAAATGACCGACTGAAACCGCTGACCTATGCATCCATTGCCGCTCAGATCTGGGTTAAGCCCAACCGAGCTTATACGGATCACCCGTCAGCAGGCTGCAAGACGCTTTATGAGATTAAAACAGGCAGGCCTCCGGAATCCGTTTGGAATCCATCTGGAATCCACTTGGAATCCGTTTGGAATCCTAACCTAACCCAACCTAACCTAACCGAACCTAACCTAACCGAACCTAAGGAATTGGAATCCGTGTGTGAGAAAATTTTGGCTTCTTATCCAGAGGCAAGGGTGGGAAATGCAGCATCGGTTATGGAGGCATACAAGCAGACGATCACAAATGTGGCGGATGCTGCGGAAGCGGTTGCGAATCTGGAACTGTGGAAGCGGTCAGAGCAGTGGAACAAGGATGGCGGCAAGTATATCCCGTACCTCGCAAACTGGCTCCTGCGCGGAACTTGGCGGACAAAGCCGGACAAGATGGCAGTGCCAAAAGGTGCATCCGGGGAACTGGGTGAAGCCGAGCTGGAAGCTATCCGACGGGTACTGAGCCAGCCGTTGCCTGATATTCTGGAGGAGTAGCCAGTGTCCAGCGGCTCTTACCGCCAGGTATATGTGCGCTGCCCGTTTTACAAGCACGACGATGGGCGGCGGCGCATTACCTGCGAGGGGATCGTGGAGGACAGCAGCGTTGCGCTGATCTATCACAGGAAGGCAGACTATGAAACGCAGATCCGTGTGTTTTGCTGTGAAAATTTTGAGAAATGCGAGGTCTATCGATTGCTGATGGACAAGTACAAGGAGGAATGACGATGGTTCTGACAGATGCCATCGCAGTAATAAAGCCGGAGCCGGACAGCCATTTTCTGCTGCTGCCCTGCCCGGAATGCAAGAGCGACAATGTGGCCTATGTGGGCTATATGCAGGGCGCTCAGGAGCCGTGGCGGGTGCAGTGCTTTGATTGCGGCCATACCGTGGACAAGCAGGCAGTCTTCCGCCATGAGGCCCAGAGGCACTGGAACGGAGGGAGGGCATGAGCGACAAAAAAATACAGGGGAAGATACGGGCTGACCGGAGATGTAGTGGGCAAGCTGTATGACCGATGGAGCAGGCATAAGCTCAAAGAAAGCGACTTTGAATCGTTCGATGCCTTCGTGAAATGGTCGGCGGAGGCTGGGTTCCAGTCCTACGCACAGCTCAGGCGGTACGACCCGAATGAGCCTCACGGACCGGATAATTCCCACTGGTATACCAGACCACCGTATCAGCCGGTGCCGAAGCAGGACTATACTTGCAGCTTCTGCCAGGGATGCACGCGGGGATACTGCGATCAGGTGGTCAACGGCTGCAAGGAGTGGCGGGACTGGTTCGTGAAGGACTGGAACGAGAATATTTGCAGAAAACCGAAGGAACCGGAAAAGCCGAGAGCAAGAGAAGTTTTCCGGTATGAGCATCCGGATTTGGTGAGGGAGGGGATTACATGAATACGCTTCTTAACTACCCTGGTGCAAAGTGGGGCATGGCAAAGGAAATCGTATCTCTCATGCCGTCACACCGGTCATACCTGGAACCATTCTTCGGCTCCGGTGCAGTGTTGTTCAACAAACCTCCCTCTGCTATCGAGACCGTGAATGACATCGACGGTGACATCGTGAATTTCTTCCGGGTCCTTCGGGAACAGCCTGACGAGCTGGCAGAGGCGATTGCACTGACTCCTTATGCCAGGCATGTATTTGACGATGCACATGAGAATCGGGGATCCAGTGATTTTGACCGGGCATACCGATTTGCTGTCCGCTCCAAAATGGGCCATGGCTTTAAGACCTATCAGAAAACGGGATTCAAGATGGATGTACACGCTCGCGAGAATTCCTATGCCGTCAAGTGCTGGAACCGCCTGCCGGGAGATCTGCTTGAGGCGGCCATCCGGTTAAAGAGTGTGCAAATTGAGAACCGCCCAGCACTGGATTTGATTCGGAAATTCAACTATGAGAATGTGATGATCTATGCGGATCCTCCGTATCTGCTGACTACCCGGGGTGGTAAGCAGTACCGGCATGAAATGACCGAACAGGATCATGTGGAACTGCTGGATGCTCTGAAACAGCATCGAGGTTCCGTAATCCTCAGCGGGTACCCGTCTGAACTATACGACCGGGAACTGGCCGGGTGGAGCCGTATCACCCGAAAATCCTACAATCAGAACAAAGAACAGCGGACGGAGGTGCTGTGGTGTAATTTCCCCGTAGAGCATCAACAGGCATTTTTGTGGGAGGCCTGAACATGGCAAACGCCCGTAAATATGGATTTTATAAGCCTGTGAAACATTATGTTAACCGCCACAATAAGTGGACACCCAAAATCAATAAGCCCTCTAAGAGGGAGAAGAAAGGAAGTAAAACATGACAGGAACCAAAGCGAGCATCCTTCAGATGGCGAAGGGCGCAATTCAGGAACGTGTGGACTATGAAGTGTCCAAGGTCATCGACAACATCCTGGATGTGAACACAGAGGCCAAGGCCAAGCGCAAAATCACATTGACCATTGAGATGAAGCCGGACGATAACCGACAGTTCATTACCATCTCTGCCAGTGCAAAATCCACCCTGGCACCGGTCACACCTATTGGTACCACCCTGGGCATTGCTGCCGACGGTAATGGTGAGATGGTGATTGTGGAGAGCATCCCCCAGGTGCCTGGACAGATGAGCCTGGATGGAAGTGTCCAGGAAGCCCCCAAGCTGCTTAAAATCGCAGGACAGATTTGAAATACATAACAGGAGGAAAATATCATGCTGAAATCTGCTATCAACCGCATCCTGGAGCTAGCAGCTCCTACCACCTATGAGGTCAATGGTGAACACTTCGCCAGTGAACGGCTTTACCGCATTGATCCCAAGAAGAATGTCCCTACCGCCATCACCGTCAACGGTCTGGACAGCGTATGCAAGCTGGTCCGTAATGAAGCGGCCGCTATTGGCCGCCAGCTGTTCATCCAGATCGCCGATTACCGGAACGTGAAGGTGTTCAGCACCTACGATAAGGACTTCGAGCGCTGCACTCTGTACAACTGCGCTGCCGATACGCCCCAGATCTGCATGGGCAGTTACATGAACTATGAGCGGGCTGTGGTGGAGCTGCGGAGCCTGTACATTCCCAACGAGGGAAGCAATTATCTGCTGAGTTTGCTGGCAAGCATCACCCAGGAGAGCAAGGTAACATCCACCGACAACGGCGTTACCCAGAAGGTGGAAGCCAAGACTGGTATCGCGCTGAACCAGCTGGTGGAGATCCGTCCCCGGGTCAACCTCCAGCCCTTCCGCACGTTCGTTGAGGTGGCCCAGCCTGAAAGCGAGTTCCTGCTGCGGATTAATGACGATGGCTGTATTGGTCTGTTCCCCGCAGACGGTGGCGTGTGGAAACTGGAAGCTACCCGGAATGTGGCTGCCTACTTCGAGGAGCACCTGAAGGACCTGATCGACGAGGGCAAGATTGTCGTGATTCGGTAAGAGAATGGAGGATATGAACATGAAACAGTACATCGGAACCAAAATGATCATGGCAGCGCCCGCCCTTCGCCTGGATGACGGAAAGGGCAACATCCGCGTGGAGCTGCTGTCCAGCAATCCTATGCCCCTGCCCGGGGATGTCGTGGATATGGGATACAAGGTGGTCTATCCCGATGGCTATGAGAGCTGGTCCCCTCAGGATGTCTTTGAGGCCGCCTACCGCCCCACGGATGGCATGAACTTCGGTCTGGCTATTGAGGCCGCAAAGCAGGGCAAGAGGATCGCCCGGAAGGGCTGGAACGGTAAGGGCATGTATGTGTTCCTTGCGGACAACGTGGAGTTCCACACGGACGCGGATATCTCCGAGTTCGAAGGAGCCGCCGACGGCGTTTATGTTGCCGATATGCTGGTACTGAGAACGGCCGGGGGCAACCTGCAGCCCGGTTGGCTCGCCTCCCAGGAGGATATGCTGGCTGATGACTGGTACATCGTGGAGTAAGGGCTATGAAGGCTGTTATGTTGAGCATTCGGCCTGAGTGGATTGAGAAGATTCTTAACGGTACCAAAACCGTTGAAATCAGAAAGCACCGGCCGAAGTTACAGACTCCCTTCAAGTGCTACATATATTGCACCAAATCCCGGATAGCCTATGGTAGTTTCGGAGTAAACGGCAAGCCCCAGGAATGCGGCCAGACCGTTGTCGGTGAGTTCATCTGTAAAAAAGTGTCCCGGTACAGCACTTTCGGCGACCCGGAAAACGAGGAAATTTCCACGGATGAAATCTTATCCCGCTCCTGCATCGCTCCCGATATGCTGCGTCGGTATGAACTACAAGCTGATTACCACATAGGCCTTTACGCCTGGGATATTTCGGATGTTGTGATATACGACGAACCCAAAGAATTAAAGAAATTTCGTAATCCTTGCGCTGAGTACGCAAAGGATAACCCCCAGTGCGGCAGGTGTGATTACTACCATTCCATGGGTGAGTACCCGGCAGAATGTGGCTGTGATGGAGCCAAACCGATGATCCGACCGCCCCAGAGCTGGTGTTATGTGGAGGAAACGTTATGCAGGTAAAGAAACCGACCTTAGCCCAGAAGAAGCTGCTGAAGGCCAAGGGCCTGAACCCAGCTAACTGGCTGGTAAACTATGAGGACAACGTTTGCATCCGCATCACCCACCGGGAGAGCGGAAACAGCAAGACGATCTGGAAGGAGAACTGAACCATGAAGAAGAAAAGACGCACCAAGCGGGCCTCTTACTGGGGCATGGCTGCCAATACCACCTGCAAGGATTGGGGAAACGCGGTGGCAGGGAAGGGTGGGAAGACCACCAATTGCGAAATCTCCGACAGCGTGTTCCAGAGAGAACAGCGGGAACAGAATAAGCAGTAACATAACACGGGAGGAGGCTTCGGCCTCCTCTTTTTTGCGTTTCGGGCCTGGGATAGAGAAACGGCGGTCGGTTTTGATAAGCTAAGAATATCAATCACAGGGAGGGGAGGCTTATGGCAGACTGGCAGGCTATCAAAACGGAATATATCACCACCAACATCGGCTACCGTAAGCTAGCCCAGAAACATGGCGTGAATTACAGAACTCTGGCGGACCGGGGAAAGGCAGAAAAATGGGTGGACGAGCGGACACAATATCGTGACAAAACCCAATCGGAAATGCTTGACGCTGCCAGCGAGCAGGCGGTTGACAGGGCAACCAAAATTCTGAAGGTGGCTGATAAACTGCTGGACAAGATTGAGGCTGTAATTGACGCCGTGGACGCTCTGGATATGTCGCCAAAGTCCATCCGGGCACTGACAGCTGCGGTGAAGGATTTGAAGGAAATCCAGGGTGTGAAGTCTGATCTGGATAAGCAGGAACAGGAGGCGCGAATTGCCAATCTGAGAAAGCAGGCGGAAAAGGACAGCGACACGGCCAATGTACTGGAGGTTGTCTTTGCTGCGGGACCGGAGGAATGGAATGAGTAAGATCCAGATAATCCTGTTGGAACCTAACGAAAAGCAAAAGTTGTTCCTGGCGGCGAAAACAAAGCACGTGGGCTTCGGCGGGGCGAGAGGCGGCGGAAAGAGCTGGGTGGTACGGGATAAGGCCAAGCGGCTATCTCTGCGCTACGGCCGTCCCAGACCCAACAGCCAGGGTATCAAGATTCTGATTGTCCGCCGGACGTATCCTGAGCTGCTGAACAACCATGTCAACCCACTGTTGACGGAATTGCGCGGCATAGCACGGTACAACGAGTCCAAGAAAGTATTTGTATTCCCAAATGGCGCCACCATCAAATTCGGCTACTGCTACAGCGAGCGGGATCTGGATCAATACCAGGGCGCAGAGTATGACATCATCTTCCTAGACGAGGCGACCCAGCTGAAAGAGGCATGGATTAAGAAAATCACCGCATGTTTACGCGGTGTCAATGACTTCCCGAAGCGGATCTACTACACCTGTAACCCTGGTGGTGTGAGTCATGGCTATTTCAAACGGCTGTTCATCGATAAACGCTATGAGGACGGTGAGGATCCGAAGGACTATACCTTCATCCAGTCACTGGTGACGGACAACAAAGCTCTGATGGCCAGCCAGCCTGACTATATCAAGCAGCTGGAAGCCCTGCCACCGAAGCTGCGGGATGCGTGGCTGCATGGCAGGTGGGATATCTTCGAGGGACAGTTCTTCGAGGATTTCCGGGAGACGCCGGACCCGCAGAAATGCCACGATGCCGGAATCACGGTGGAACAGGCATTGCAGCAGCGGCGTTTTACCCATGTAATCGAACCCTTTGACCTCAATGCAGGAGACAAGAGGGGCTGGAATATCATGCGAAGCTATGACTTCGGCTATAACAAGCCCTTCTCCCTGGGTTACTGGGCGATGGACTATGATGGGGTGCTGTATCGCATTCTGGAAATCTACGGCTGCACACAGACCCCGGACGAGGGCGTGAAGTGGTCTCCGGACGAGCAGTTCAAGCGGTTCGTTCAATTCGAGCGGGAGCATCCCTGGCTCAAGGGGCGAAAGATTGTGGACAGCGTGGCAGATCCTGCCATCTGGGACAGCAGCCGTGGTGAAAGCATTGCGGACACTGCTGCCAGATATGGAATCTACTTCACCCCGGGCGATAACGAGCGCATTCCCGGCTGGATGCAGGTGCATTACCGGATGCAGTTCGATGAAAATGGATATCCCCGGATGTATGTGTTCAATACCTGCAAGGCGTTCATCCGCACCATGCCGCTGATGATGTACTCCGAGACAAAGCCGGAGGATCTGGACACAAAACTGGAGGATCATTGCCCGGATGAAGTGCGGTATATGTGCATGAGCCGCCCGGTTAAGCCTATTATTCCGGTGGAACCGAAGATTATTCTTTCTGATCCGTTGAATCAGTTTACAGACAAAAAACGCTATTTCTGACAGGAGGTACCTATGGAGATCGACAACAAACCTGGCTTGCCCCAGGCAGATACAATGCAGCAGCCTTTGGCGACACCTGCCGTTGCGGCGATTGGACCGGAGCAGCTGCGGAAGTTCACCCAGATTCTGCAAACCTACAAGACCGGCAAGGAAAAGACTGAAAGCCGCATCCAGGCATCCGAAAACTGGTGGAAGCTGCGTAATAGCACAGAGGAAAAGAAGGAAACCGGGATTGGCAAGGACGGCGGTTTCAAGAGCGTTTCCGGCTGGCTGCACAACGTTATCGTCAGCAAGCACGCGGATGCCATGGAAAGCTATCCGGAGCCCAATATCCTGCCCAGAGAGATGGGGGACAGAGACGAGGCACAGAAGCTGTCTCATATCATTCCCTGCGTCCTGGAGCAGAACCAGTTCGAGCGGACCTATTCCGACGTGATGTGGCAGAAATTCAAGACCGGCACCGGCGTGTACAAGGTGGTGTGGGATACCGGGAAGCTGAACGGCCTGGGTGACATCACCGTGGAAAAGGTTAATCTGCTGAATGTGTACTGGGAACCCGGCGTTACGGATATTCAGAAATCCCGGTACTTCTTCCACACGGAGCTGTACGACAAGGACGTTCTGGAAGAACAGTTCCCGCAGTTAGCCGGAAAGCTGAAGGGACAGTCCTTCACCAGCACCAAATTCCTCTACGATGACACGGTATCCACAGAGAATAAGCACACAGTCATTGAGGTCTATTACCACAAGTATGTGGGTGGCAGGAACACGCTGCAATACTGCCGGTATGTGGGCGATCAGGTTATCAGCGCCACCGAGAACGATCCGGAATTGTCCGCAAGAGGTCTGTATGATCATGGTCGGTATCCGTATGAGTTTGACCCGCTCTTTCCTATTGAGGGCAGTCCCTGCGGCTATGGCTATGTAGACATTTGCCGCAACCCTCAGACAGAGATCGATCTGCTGAAGACCAGCTTCGTCAAAAATGCTATGGTGGGCGCGACCCCGCGATACTGGTCCCGGGGAGATGGTGCGGTGAATGAGGAGGAATTCCTGGATCTGAGCAAACCCATCGTGCACTGCCAGGACATTTCCGAGAATGCTCTGCGGAAGATCGAGCATGACACCCTGGACGGCATCTATGTGAATGTGCTGGACAGGACGATTCAGGAGTTGCGGGAGACCAGCGGCAACACAGAGACCAGCACCGGCAATGTCAGCTCCGGCGTGACAGCGGCATCGGCCATAGCTGCGCTGCAGGAGGCCAGCGGTAAGGGCAGCCGGGACAGTACCCAGGCGGCATACCGCGTATATGGACGCATTGTGGAGCTGTGCATTGAGCTGATCCGGCAGTTCTATACCCTGCCCAGGCAGTTCCGCATCGTTGGAGAATATGGCGCTCAGCAGTTTGTCAGCTACTCCAATGAGGGCATCCAGCCCCAGCATCAGGGCAACGACTTTGGTGAGGATATGGGCTACCGCCTGCCGGTGTTTGATATCAAGGTTTCTGCTCAGAAGCGAAACGTATACACCAAAGTCACCCAGAACGAACTGGCATTGCAGTTCTTCCAGATGGGCTTCTTCAACCCGCAGATGACAGACCAGGCGCTGATGTGCCTGGACATGATGGAATTTGACGGCAAGGATGAAATCATGCAGAAGGTCAGCCGGAACGGAACGCTGTTCCAAAAACTGATGCAGTACATGCAGATGGCGCTTTCTATGGCGCAGATGGTGGACCCCATGATGGCCCAGAGCATTGCCCAGGACATGATGACCGTCGCGGGAGGCGGTGGCACATCCATCACCGGTGCTACGCCGCAGTTGTTCCAGAGTGACAATATCGCAGGCGTAGGCAAGAAGGAGCCTGCTATCGTGAGCAATGCGCGACAGCGTTCCAGCAATGCATCCCAGCCTGGGGGCAGCGGAGCAGTGAAAAAACAGGAGGTACAGAAATGATCCAGGTAGTTTATCACAGAAAATATCATCGGGTTACCGCAGAGGGTCACGCTCAGAGCGGTGAAGTGGGCCATGATCTGGTGTGTGCCAGCACCACGATCCTGCTGTACACCCTGGCGGACCGTGTGCTCAATATGGCTCAGAGCGGTCAGGTCAGGGCACCGCAGGTTCAGATGGACCCCGGCAAGGCGGAAATCAGCTGCAATCCCAGTCACCGGCTGACATCCTCTGTGACGCTGGTCTACGATACGATCTGTGCAGGATTCCAGTTGCTGGCAGCAGATTTTCCGGAGAATATTTCTTTTGAAATTCGTCAGTGATGAGGGATAGAGAAGCGCCCCTATAAAATGCTATGGTTAAGACAGCCTTCGGGCGACCTTCCTTTCAGCCGCCTGCCGGGGGGCGGCATGAATACCCCGGCTTCAGACAAAACCAGGAAGGATAAAGCGGACTCGCCGGACCGAAAAGCGGCAGATTTCATTGGAGGGTTACCTCATGTTCAAAAACAAATGGCTCAACCTGCAGCTGTTCGCCGGTGAAGGCGAAGACGGCGGGGAAGGTGCCGCAACAGGAGAAAGTGCTGTCGATCCCGGACAGCAGCGTCTGCTGGAATTGGGTGTTCCGGCAGAAAAGCTCAGAAGACGGGCGCAGAAGTCTGCACCGAAGCTTCCTGAGGGCGCAGTGAGAAGCGCACCCCAGCAGAAGCCTCAGCAGGCCACCGAGCAGGTCGCCGCTGCCGATAACCCCACGGAAGAAAAAAGGACGGATGAACCGGCCCGACCCAGTTTTGAAGAGCTGATGAAGGATCCGGAGTACAACCGCCAGATGCAGGCAGTTGTTCAGTCCCGTCTCAGATCCGCAAAGACCGCAGAGGAAAATCTTGGAAAGCTGGCCCCTGCCCTGGAACTGATGGCAAGAAAGCATAATCTTGACCCGGAAAACCTGGACTATGAGGCACTGGCGAAGGCAATCAGCGATGATAATGCCTTCTACGAAGATAAGGCCCTGGAAATGGGCGTTTCTCTGGAGACGGCGAAGCGGATCGACCAGCAGGAGCGGGAGACGGCAAGACAGCAGCGGGATCAGGCACGCACTCTGGAACAGCAGAAGATCCAGCAGCACATCCTCCGGATGGAGCAGCAGGGGGAAGCTCTGAAGAAGGTATTCCCTGATTTTGATCTTCGCAAGGAACTTCAGAACCCGGCCTTTGCCCGCATGACTGCACCCAATGTGGGTATCAGCGTGGAAGATGCCTACTACGCAGTCCATCGCAATGAGATACAGACCCGCGCCATGCAGGTGACAGCGCAGAAGACGGCGCAGAAGATCTCCAACGACATCCAGTCTGGCAGCCGCCGCCCGCAGGAAAACGGGACCAGCGGCCGCGCTCCTTCCGTGACTACGTTCGATTATCGTGCGGCAAGTCCGGAGCAGAGAGAAGCACTGAAAAAGCACATCCGTTCCGAGGCCGCACAGGGGAGAAAGGTATACCCCGGCAGTTACTCCGGAAGATAAGCGTATACATTCTCCTTCAACCATGCTTCGAAAGGAGAAAGAAACATGAAAAAGATTTTGTTCAGCCTGTTCGCACTCTGCATGAATCTGCAGCTGTTTGCGGACGCGGGCACCCTGGTCAATGCTACAGGAAGCTACGTCAATGCCTATGACGGTTCCACCAAGGCATTCGACAGTGGCAACTCCCTGGCGGGTGAACTGAAGACCTTCTACGACACCGAACTGCTGGAAAATGCCCGTGTGGAGATGTTCTATGCTCAGTTTGCCAAGAAGCAGACTCTCCCTGCCAAACATGGCACCACCGTGGAGTGGCGCAAGTGGAACACCTTTGCCAAGGCAGGCAAGCTGCAGGAAGGCGTTATTCCCACCGGCCAGAAGTTCGGCATGAGTTCCAAGACCGGCTCCATCGACCAGTATGGTACTTATGCAGCCATCTCCGACAAGCTGGAGCTGCGGGCATACGATGACACGATTCTGGGTGCAACTGAGGAAATGGGCGCATCTGCTGCCGAGACTCAGGAAACCCTGATCCGGGATGCCCTGCTGGTGAACACCAATGTCATGTACTGTGATAATGTGACCATCTCT